AATGATAGCCATTTAAGGCTAGGCGATTCTTATAATCGCTGTGCTGGCTGCTGCTGCTGGAAATACAATAGTAAAGTCTCCAGCGGTAGATGTTTTATCGCCACCAAAGTCAATTGTTGCTACTGATCTATCAGCATTTGTGTCGTTATAAATTAAACAACCTCTAGCAGTAACAGTCGCTGTACCAAATGTTAAATCAGCAAAGTCAGTGAAACCTGTAGTTCCTGAACTTGTTGGATTAATATTTGTTAAAGCTGAACCACCTGCAGTATAATTTGTCCCTGATGATTCTTGACTTGTACTATAAGCTGTAGTAGTAGCACCCATTGTTGCTGAACTAGTGTATAAAGCTAATTTAAATGAATTACCACCAGACGCTAAAAAATTATGTTTAGCTTCTAATAGTTCTTTCTTAAAACTAGTCGTAAGTGTTGATGATATTGCCATGTTAAAGTTCCTTTAATATTTTAGCTAGGTCTTCGTGACCTTGTGTGCCTAATAGGTTAGCCATTGTACATCGCTCACTGTTCATTGCACATTTAATATGATAAAGTATTGTATTGTAAATAGCTAGTCTATATTCTTCTGCTTGTTGACGAATATGATCTTGTGCATTTTCAGAAATACCACATATTCTATTCGTACATTGCTCTGCCCAAAACTCAGGGCTATGACCTTTATTAGTTTCTGTTTTTACTGTGATTTGACCAAACCCAGAAACACCGTCTGTAGGAAACAAATTAATACCTTTTAGCTTCTGGTGCGTGAAGTACTGATGGTACTTCTATTTCACCTTGAGTTAATTTTCTTACATTTTCATCTCTGAGTTTTTTATTATATTGACTCAAAGTTGTTTGTTTAAAAGCACCATTTTCTACTGCCATTATAACAGGGTCGGGTAATCTATGATAACCATATATTCTTTCGTCTATTGGAACGTTAGTGTCTAACAAACCAGATCTTGAACCTACACCTACAGTCATTCCTCGCTCAATACATTTAGCTAACCAAAATTCACAACATGCTTTTCCTGCTTCTGCAAAATGCAAATTACCTCTATAACTAAAATCTATTCCGTAAATACTGATTGAATCTACTTCTTGATATAGAGCGAAAGCGAAAGCAAAAGGTACTGTATTATTTAAATAAGCACAATCTGCGTATGAAACTACTTCTTGTAAAGGAAACACTTCTGCGTTAGGTACTCTGTCATCTAGTTCACAAGTGTAGATTGGTCCTTTATAGTTTTTAAACATAGTTGCCATAATTTCAGTTTGACTACCAGCGTCATCTGTATCGAGAAAACGACTTACAGGATCCATCATAAATACTCTATCACATTTAGTTATTTCACCCATGCAGTTTATTCCCCACACTTCATCATACTTGTTGCTGTGAACACGAGATAAGTGAAAATCTATTTGACTTTCGCCCATGGCTACTATTGCTACATGTTTGCCTTTAAGTTCTGGTATTTTCATGCTTGTGGTTCTCTCCTTATTTCATCGTACCTGTATTGGTCTCTAGTTGATTTAGCTTCACCAAGATTTTTTAATCCTAATAAAGCCTCTTGAAACTTAGATTCGTATGCTGGTATTGCTTCATAATTTTTGAGATACGTGCATGCTTCGACTAAACTGCCATATAAAATAGCATTAGGAGCATTTTTAGACAGCCATGTTGTTTCACTGCCTGTGGTAGAGGTGAGTGATGCTGGTCTATAGTAGTAATGCAGTTCAACCTCGTAGGTTGAATCTGGGGTAGGTGCAACTATAAAAGTATTGTCGTCAAATTCTGCGTAATATTTTGGTAGTCCTGTTGTGGATGCATTAGGAGTAAAATCCCTAATGAAAGAAACTTGTTTTAATAATAGGTAGTTATAGTTACTGCTGCTATCTATAACAGCTAAACTAAAAGGTGCTAAATAGTCAGTTGGGCACTCAAGATAAGTTCCTGATGCTGTTAAATTTCCAACTTGGTTTTTTCTAAAATCATCTAACTGTACATTTTTAAATATACGTTCTTCTGCTGTTGTAATAAACGTAGGTAGGTTAGTTACAAAACTAGACTCTGTACTTTCTAGATAATCTTGTATAGCTGTTTTTAAAGTTGTGTATGTAAAACTCATGTTGTATATATTATACCTCCCATTCCACTATGATTAGTACAATAATAATATAAAGTTGGTGCTCCAGATGCTACTTCAATTTGTGTATAGGCTCCTGAACTTCCTGGAGTTCCACTAGTTGTAACACCTGTTGTATATTCACTTCCACCCCCATGAGTACCGTTTGAAGTAGTTGATAACCTCAAAGGATGTCCACTATTAGTACTGTCTGACTGGTCAAACTTATATGTTTGACCTTCGGTTACCGTTAAAGCTGCAGCTCTAGAACCATCTATATAGAAATAATTAGAACCTAAATAACTTGCTACTGTGACAGTATAAGTTGTTGTAGATGGAGACGGTGTTGGAGCTGGTGTGGGACTAGGTGTTGCTGCTACTCCTGATATAGTTACTTCTCCTACACTACCGCTTAATGCAGACATATTATACATCGAGCCTATTGTGTCACTATTTTCTGCCCACATAATAGGAGAACTTACACCCAGTGAATTTTTCGGGTTAGAAATTATAACATGACCTTGTCCTGTAGTAGGTGCTGAGATTGTAGGTCTTGGTTGATGAAGAGACTCTGGATCAGTAATTTGATGAGATGGTTCTAACTGAGGTGATTTAGGTTCGTAACATTCACTACAAACTTTAAATCCAGTCCATTCTTTTTTAAGCTCTAAATAAGCTACATCAAAACCACATCGATCACATATCGCTCGTGCGTATTTACCCTGAGCGTAAGCCATTAATAGAATCTCCTAGAAGGCGTCAACATTAATGAAGCCCTATTTCTATCCTCGTCTGCTGCTAATTTAAAATCTTGTTCGTATTGTTGTTTTAATATCCCTGCTTTTTGAGGATTCTTTTTTAATGCGATATAATAAGCCAGCCCACTTACCATACAAGGTATAAATCTTGAAGGTACTTCAGGATTTTCAACCGACGTATTAACATCATCAATACGTTGTATTCTGTAAGAAATTAATTTGTAATTAGAACTATCTGGTGTTGGCCATATATTTACAACTGGTGTAATTTGTCTATCTACGAAATATTGAGTAGGTCTAGCTTGGGTAGTTTTATTAGGAATATTTAAAAATTCTTGTCTACCTATTCTTTCTATTTCAATATCTGTTGAAGGACTAGTGCTACTGTCTCGTATAACAGCAGAAAGTATATCAATATCAAATGTATTCATGTTGTATTGATTTGTACCTTGAACTAAATCTAAAGAAATTTCTTCTATAGTCCAAAGATTAACACCTCTGTTTGCCCAGTCTGCAAACATAATGTTTAAAGAACGTCTAGCAGTTCTAGCATCGTAACCTGTACGTTGTTCTAGTCCTGCTAGTTCGTAAGCCTCTTCTATAGTGTCAGCTATATCCAAGGCAAAAGTTTTAGTGCCTGAGAAAGCCATTTATTTAAAACTCTTTAAATAAAGTTAGTACAATAACATACGAATCACCACTTGAGTGACCTGTAGTTGTTAATAGTATGTCCCCTGTTTTTCCACTACCTGAGGTGTTCCTGATCCCACCAAACTCTGAAAAATCTTCATCAGTTGTGTAATCTGCATTAAGATCCCAACAGATAGTATTAGTAGTAGCATCCCACAAAAGTTTGATACTCATACCAAAAGTTGAATAAACGATTTTAGCTAACCTAACACCTGTGCATGTTGCTCCATCACTAGATCTAGTTGCTAAACCACTTACATCAACCTTATTTACTGCTGCCTCACCTGAACCATCGGATGTGTTGGTCAGCTGTATAACAACTGACCTATCACTATCTGACAGAGTGGTTGAAGTTACTGCGTCTGCCATATTAAACTCCTATATTACGCGTCAGCGAATGGTGTAACTAAAGTTCCTGACCCTAAAATAATTCCTTCTACTGAGTATTTAGCACTTCCCATAGCAGTAACTTTAACGATACTACCTGCAAGTCCGCCTTTAGTAGAACCGTTCAT